GGAGACTCTGGCATTCCTGCGCCGTGACTTGTTTGTGCCCATCACCTGGACAGTGGTGGACGCGGCCAATGCCGTGTCGCTACTGCCGCTGGCCGTCGGCGTCTTGATGGGCCACTTCTTCCCTCCCCGGATGAAGCCGAGCGTGCATCCCATGAGCTACGGCTACGTGCCGCTGGGGGATCAGTTCCGAGTGGGCTTGGCGCTCGCGCTGGTGGCTCTCGCCTCTGCGGTGATGTTCAGCCTTTACCTGCCCTGTTCTGCGTTCTTGGCTGGATATGTGTCCGGGGCTCTGTTCTTTCTGAGCGGCGACCGCCGCAAGGGGGCTGCGTGAGTAGCGTCTGGGAATGGCTCAAGGCCAACAAGAAGTGGCTAGGCGCTGGAGCCCTGGCTGTCTACGCCTACGTGCTGGCGAGCCCTGATCTCTTGGCGTGGGTGAACAGCAACGGGGTTGTGCGTCACGTGCTGGGGATCGTGGGTGCATTCCTGGCTGGGGGCGGCTTGCTGCCGAGCGACCGAGCCATCAAGAAGTTCGGAGAGGACGCCAAGTAGGGCCGTGGCTGACCAGCTTGATGACGTGATGCGCCGCGAGCTGGAGACCCTGAAGGATGTGGTGCGTCCAGAGACGGATTGGCGGCGCGGGCTCTCTGCTCATCCATGGGTGGTGGTGGTCATCGTCAGCTTGGGGAGCGCCCTCATTGGGAGTCTGAGCAGCCGAGTGACCAGCGTCGAGGCCAGGGAACATCAGGAGCTACGCGAGGACCAGCGCAAGCTAGCCAGCCAGGTGTTCGACATCCGCGCCGACGTGAACCTGTTGCAGGCCAACTTCCCCAGGCTGGCGGCGAACACGCAAGAGGCTCTGAACGGCATCAGGGACTTGCAGCGAGAGCAGTACAGCCACTACCGGGCCGAGGCTTTGCGCAGGGGGGATGAAGTCTCCGCGCGCCGGCTGGAGCGCAAGCTTGAAGTGCTCAAGAGGGAACAGCCATGACGGATATCGCCTGTCTGCGCTGCGGCCAGGCCAAGTACGAGGCGCACAGCCCGGAGCCGCCCCATGCCGCTATGCCTCCATGTCAGCCGTGCGTGGGCTACGCCAACGTCATCGGCGCCGAGGGGCCCGAGTATGAGCCGGGCGGCGGCAGCTCTGGTGGTGGTGGAAGCTCTGGGAACTGGTGAGGTGTGGGTACTACCGATGTGCTGCTCTCGCTCAACCTGCTCACGCTCAGCGGCATGGCCTACATGGCGCGCAAATACTTCGACCGTAGTGAGCGTCACTTCAGCGAGATGCACCGCCTCATGAGCGTGGTCAAGGTGCATGACTTCGTGCTAGCCCAGCTCTATGAGGAGCACTACAAGCGTCCGTATCCGTTCGGGATGGACAAGGAGAAAGAGGGGCTATGAACTGGCTGCGACTGCTGGGCTATCCGTGGGGTGATGGCGCGTGATTGAGGGCCTGCTGAAGCGCCGGGCCGCGATCATCGCTTACCTGTCCGAGAAGGTAGCGGCCGAGGACTGGCACGGCGTGGCTGACGCGGCCATGGACCTGCGCGACTTGGATGAGTACGTGCGGGGTTGGCGTGCTGCTCTTGGCATGACCACTGCGGGTTGAAACTGTTCAAGTGGCAAACGGACACGGCGGGCGTCGTCCAGGCGCAGGCAGGAAGAAGGGCACCAACGGTCTCGACCGTGAGATGGCCCGGGCCCGCCTGCGTGAGCGTGTCATCGCCCGCATGGACGATCTGCTGGACTCCCAGCTCGATAACGCTTGCGGCATCAAGTACCTAGTGGCCAGAGAGCGCAAGACTGGCCGCTTCGTTGAGGTGAGCCAAGAGCAGGTCAAGCTGATCTTGAGTGGTAAGGACGACACCTTTGAGATGCTGGAGGTGTACGAGAAGCAGCCTTCGGTGCAGGCGTTCACGGACCTGATGAACCGCACGCTGGACAAGCCGGCCGAGCACGTGCAGGTGGAGCACAGCGGCTCATTGGATGTGACATTGGCAGAGCGGCTAGCCGCTGGGCGTCAGCGGCTGCAAAAGGCTAATCGTGGCTAGCGCTACCTCACGGCTGGACTTGAAGCTGGCTGACGAGATCAGCGAATTCTACGCCGATCCGCTTGGGTTTGTGCTCTTTGCCTACCCATGGGGCGAGCCCGGCACTCTACGGGACCATCCTGGTCCGGATCTGTGGCAGCGGGATGCGCTCGTCAGTATTGGGCGCGAGGTGGCTGGGAAGCGCTTTGACGGGCGCACTCCAGTTACGCCACTACGCAGGGCCTTTAGTAGCGGTCACGGCATCGGCAAGACGACGTTCCAGGCGTGGTTGGTGGACTGGATCATGTCTACCAGGCCCTACGCACAGGGGACCGTGACGGCAAACACCTTCGATCAGCTCCAAACCAAGACGTGGGCTGCCATTAAGCGCTGGACGGAGTTGTGCATCACCGGTCACTGGTTCGAGGTGGGCGCCAAGCGCATGTACCACAAGGACCATGAGTCGTCATGGTTTTGCTCGCCAGCATCATCAAAGGAGGAGAACAGCGAAGCCTTTGCCGGCCAGCACGCTGCCAGCTCCACGAGCTTCTATGTCTTCGACGAAGACTCTGCCATACCGGACATGATTCATCAGGTTGCCGAGGGTGGGCTTACTGACGGAGAGCCCATGATCTTCCTTTTTGGCAACCCCACCAGGAATACCGGGCACTTCCATCGGGCCTGCTTCGGCTCGGAGCGAGACAGGTGGAATGCCGTCACGGTTGATTCCCGTACGTCTCGGTTCACCAACAAAGAGACCATAGCGGAGTGGGCCCGGACTTACGGCGAGGATAGTGACTTCTTCCGTGTGCGCGTCTTGGGCCTGCCACCGAGGGCATCTGAGCTTCAGTTCATCGACCAGAACCGGGTGCTTGAGGCGCAGCGCAGGCCCCTGCCTGCGACGTTCGGAGATGAGCCGCTGATTGCGGGCGTAGACGTAAGTGACGGAGGTTCGGCTTGGAATGTGGTCCGGTTCCGGAAGGGCTCGGATGCGAGGACGTTTTCGCCAGTGCGCATCCCCGGCGAGAAGGTTCGCGGCGACAGGGGCCCTTTCTTGGCCAAGTTGGCTGACATTCTGAGCAATGGCGTAAACGGAACTCCAGTGGCCATGATGTTTTTCGACTCTGCCTTTGGCGCGCCTTACGTAGAGCGATTGGCGGCAATGGGCTACAAGAACGTGCAGGAAGTGCGCTTCGGCTCTGAGTCGTTGGACCCGCACCAGGCCAACCGACGCGCGTACATGTGGAACGCCCTAAAGGAGTGGCTGGGCGGCACTGGTTGTATTCCGGCAAAGGATGAGCGTCTGGAAATGGACCTGACGGGACCGGGCTATCACATCAACAAGCAGGACAAGCTAGTGATCGAGAGCAAGGAAGACATGGCCAAGCGAGGGGTGGCCAGTCCAGACGATGCGGATGCGCTCGCGTTGACCTTTGCGGCGCCGGTGGCAAAACCGAAGAGGCCCCAGACCATGCCCAACTTCCCGCAGTCTTGGATGGCGTCGTGAACCTGGACAGGGCTATGCGCCGCATCAGCAAGCAGTTGCCATACCAATGGCTCTGCTTCGAGGCTGGGCGAGTGAGGCGCCGGTACGTCTTGCTGCGTGAATGGGATCGCCGGGCCAGTGAGCCGTTCAAGTGGCAGAGGAACGCATGAGCAGCACCACCACCACCGAATCCATCTCCGGCATCCCCTCGGAACAGCTCGTAGAGCGCGCCCGCAAGTGCTACCTCTTGGCCAACGAAACCACCGCTGAGCAGATGGAGCGGGAACGGGAAGACCTACTGTTCCAAGTAGCGGAGAACCAATGGGACGAGCGGGCCCGGCTGGAGCGCAAGGGCGGGATTATCGACGGCGTTCCGACCCCGGCGCGGCCCATGCTGAGCATTGACCAGCTCAAGCACCCTATCCAGCTCGTCTTCAACCAGTTCGTGAAGTCCAAGCTGGGCGTGCTACTGCACCCTGTTTCTGAGAAGGCCAAGAAGGAAGTAGCGGAGATCAAGCAAGGGCTGTATCGGCGCATCGAGCGCGACAGCAACGCTACCCAGCCCAGGGCTTGGGCGCTCAACCGAGCCATCAAGGCTGGGCGAGGCTGGTACCGGGTGACTACGGAGTGGGACGAGGACGGAGACGACCCGTGGGATCAGGAGATCCGCATCCGGCGCGTGCTGTACCAGGAGAACGTGTTCATTGACCCGGCCGCGGAGGAGCCGGACTTCAGCGATGCCAAGTGGTGTCTGTACGTGGCATGGAAAGACGCGGAGGACTTCGCCCGTGAGTTTCCGGACTCCAGTATCACGGACTATGCCTCTGTGGACTGGAGCCTGTTTGAGCAGAACGCCCCGGGCTGGGTGCGCAAG